CTAAAGATGATCACAATTATCTAATGACTGTGGATGTTGCAAGAGGAATTGATAAAGATTACTCTGCTTTTATTGTTTTTGATATTACAAGTTTTCCCTATCGAGTAGTAGCAAAGTATAGAAATAATGAAATTAAACCGATGCTCTTTCCAAGCATTATTCAACAAGTTGCTTTAGCATATAACAATCCTTGGTTACTTGTAGAAGTTAATGATATTGGAGATCAAGTAGCAACTATTCTACACTTTGATTTGGAATATGATAATATCTTAATGTGTTCTATGAGAGGAAGAGCAGGGCAAGTTGTTGGTTCTGGATTTTCTGGCAAAAAATCTCAACTTGGTGTCAGAATGACAGCGGCAGTTAAAAAACTTGGTTGCTCCAACCTTAAAACAATTGTTGAGGATGATAAGTTAATTGTAACCGATTATGATATTATTTCGGAACTTACAACTTTTATTCAAAAACATAATTCCTTTGAGGCAGAGGAAGGTTGTAATGATGACTTAGCAATGTGTCTTGTAATTTTTGCCTGGTTAGTTGCTCAACCTTATTTCAAGGAGATGACTAATGATGATGTTAGAAAAAGAATATATGAGGAGCAAGAAGAACAAATTGAAGCAGATATGGCACCATTTGGATTTGTTTCTGATGGTTTAGATGATTTTAGCGTTGAGGTAGAAGCAGAAACAGGTGATCGTTGGATGATGGTTGGTAAGGATAATCAGAATGATTTTTATGAAAGTTGGAACGTTGATGAGTATGGAGATCGTTCATACATGTGGGAATATCGTTAAAAGACTAGGAAATTATAAATACTTTTAGAATAATTCTGGAATTGTAGAGGAATACAGATGGCGCTAAATTTAGCATCTCCTGGAATTGTAGTAAAGGAAATTGATTTAACCAAAGGTGGCATTGCTCCAACAACTACAGGAATTGGAGCTATTGTTGCACCTTTTGCACAAGGTCCAACAGATAATCCAACATTAGTTTCAAGTGAAAACGATTTATTAAATATTTTTGGGCAACCATATTCAGTAGATAAACACTATGAGCATTGGATGGTTGCTTCATCTTACTTAGCATATGGTGGTCAACTACAAGTTGTAAGAGCAGATGGTGCTAATCTTAAAAATTCTTTTGTCGGAACAGCATCAAGTATTAAAATTAAGAGTTTAACCGATTATACAAATCTTGGTTATGATACTAATACAATTACTGGAGTAACTGTATGTTCAAATAATCCAGGATCATGGGCAAATGGAGTTAAAGTATCCATTATTGATGGATTAGCTGACCAAATTTTAAGTGGAGTTACCACATCAGGCATTCAAGTTGGGTATGGAATTACTCAGACTCTTAGTGGAGTTTCTGTTGGAGTTGGAACAACTTCAGTATTATCAGGATATTTGAAAGGAATTGTTACTCAAATTGGCACTGGTAGTATTTCAGTTAAAGTTTTATCTCAAGTTTCAACTGCAGGAACAGTAACAAATACAGATTACCAACCATCAGGAACTTATGCATTCAATACATCATCAAACGTAACTGTTTTAAATAATAGTGCAGTTGGAGTTGCAACAACTACACCCACTGCTGCGATTGATTGGTATAATCAACAAACCATTACTTTAACAAATTCTACAATTTATTGGAATAATCTTGCCCCTCGTCCAGTAACTTCTTCATTTGCTGTTGCTAGAGGTGCAAGATTTGATCAACTAAACATTGTAGTAATTGATGATACTGGTTCTATTACTGGAAATGCGGGAACAATTCTTGAGAAACATCTTGGAGTTTGCAAAGGAATTGACGCCCAATTCTCAGTAGGATCTCCATCTTATTGGAGAAGCTATCTTGCAACAAATTCACAATATATCTTTGGTGGCGGTGCTCCTGCAGGAATTGTAACAACTGGATTTGTAGGAACTTCTGCAACTTCATATGCATTAGCCACTACGGGTGGTTGGGATCAAGACACCAATAATATCATATTTGCTTCTGCTGGATCAAATACCTATACACTTGCGGGTGGTTTAGATTACAATGGTACTGCTGGAATAACATCTTCTGTATCTGGATCTTTAACGGCAACACTTGCAAATTTATCATCTGGTTATCAAAAATTCCTTAATAGCGATCTTTATCAAATCAATTTCGTATTAATGGGTTCGGCAAATTATGATCAAACAACCGCACAAGCACTTGCTTCCCAATTAATTGCTGTAGCGGAAGAAAGAAAAGATTCTGTTGCATTTATTTCTCCATATAGGCAGGCGTTCTTAAATGACACTGCATCAGGATCAGTAACAGTAAACTCCGATGCTACGATTACAAATAATTTAATTGCATATCAAGCATCAATTCCATCTTCATCTTATGCAGTAATTGATAGCACATACAAATACATGTATGATAGATATGCAAATACCTTCAGATATATTCCTTTGAATGGAGATATTGCAGGTCTTTGTTCTCGCAATGATGCAAATTATTTCCCTTGGTATTCTCCAGCTGGAACTACTAGAGGTGCAATTCTGAATGCTGTTAAGTTGGCATATAATCCAACTAAGTCACAAAGAGATCTTCTTTATACAAATAGAATTAATCCAGTTATATTTTCTCCAGGTGCCGGAATTATTCTTTTTGGCGATAAAACTGCTATTGGTTATCAATCTGCATTTGATAGAATTAATGTTCGTAGATTGTTTATCTATTTGGAAAAAACAATTTCTAATGCAGCAAGAAATAAACTCTTTGAATTCAATGATTCACTTACAAGAACTGATTTTGTAAATATTGTTGAACCTTTCTTACGTGATGTTCAGGCGAAGAGAGGTATTTATGATTTTGTTGTAATTTGTGATGAATCAAATAATACAGCTGCGGTAATTGATTCTAACGAATTTGTTGCTGATATATACATTAAGCCAGCAAGATCGATTAACTTTATCGGTCTTACTTTTGTTGCCACCAGAACTGGTGTTGCATTCAGCGAAGTAATCGGTAAATTCTAATTAAAAAGAGGTTAAACAAAAATGGCAACTTACAATCAACTTAATCCACCCCCTTTGAGAAAGATTACTGACTTTAAAAGTAAGTTAACTGGTGGTGGCACCAGACCTAACCTCTTTGAAGTTGTCCTTTCTTTCCCAACTTCTGCCCCCACCGATACTAATACTCTAGATAAAGCAAGATTCTTAGTTAAGGCAGCAGCTTTACCTCCTTCACAAATTGGACCAATTAACGTTCCATTCCGTGGAAGAATCTTAAAAGTTGCTGGAGACAGAACATTTGAAACCTGGACTGTTACAGTCATTAACGATACTGATTTTTCAATTCGTTCGGCTCTGGAAGTTTGGATGAATTCAATTAATCGCCTTTCTGATAATACTGGTGTAACTGATCCAACTCTTTATCAGGCAGACGCTTTTGTTTATCAACTGGATCGTGATGGATCTACCTTGAGAGCATATCACATGTATGATTTGTTCCCAACCTCAATTTCAGCAATTCCTCTTTCTTACGAGACTACAGATAATATTGAAGAATTCACTTGTGAGTTCCAAGTTCTCTGGTGGGAGGCTGTTGTTGGTGATAGCCCTGCTGCAGGTGGTTCTAACGTCAACTGATAAATAGGTAAAATAAGTCAATACTATAAAATGGCGGCAACAAAACTTTTTGGGTTTTCAATTGATAATGTTGATGATAGGTTAAGTTCTAAGTCTATTATTTCCCCCGTTCCTCCTAATAATGATGACGGGGTTGATAATTTTATTTCCAGTGGATTTTATGGTCAATATTTAGATATTGAAGGTATCTATAGAACAGAGTTTGATCTGATTAAAAGATATCGTGAAATGGTATTACATCCAGAATGTGATAATGCCGTTGAAGATATTGTAAATGAAGCAATTGTAAGTGATCTTTACGATTCACCAATTGAAATTGAACTTTCTAATTTAAATGCAAGTGATAAATTAAAGAAAATAATAAGACATGAATTTAAGTATCTAAAAGAAATCATGGACTTTGATAAAAAAGCTCATGAAATTTTTAGAAATTGGTATACTGATGGGAGATTATATTACTTAAAAGTAATTGATGTTGATAGACCTCAAGATGGAATTATGGATCTGAGATATATTGATCCGATGAAGATGAGATATATTCGCCAAGAAAAACAAAAAAAAGGTAAAGAGTTATATAGTTATACAAAAATATCAGAAAATCAAAAGATTTTTAATCCAGAAATTGAAGAATTTTTCCTTTATAGTCCATCTCCCGCATATCCTTCAGGAATGTTAGCGGGTGGTGGTTCTCAAAAATCAATTAAGATTGCAAAAGATTCAGTTACTTACTGCACTTCTGGATTAGTAGATAGGAACAAAGGAACTGTTCTTTCTTATCTCCATAAAGCAATTAAGGCATTAAATCAATTGAGAATGATTGAGGATTCTCTCGTAATCTATCGCCTTTCCCGTGCCCCAGAAAGAAGAATTTTTTATATTGATGTTGGTAATCTTCCCAAGATAAAAGCAGAGCAATATCTTAAAGAAACCATGTCTCGTTATAGAAATAAACTTGTCTATGACGGATCAACTGGTGAAGTTCGTGATGATCGTAAGTTTATGAGTATGATGGAAGATTTTTGGCTTCCTCGTCGTGAAGGTGGTAGAGGAACCGAAATCACTACTCTTCCTGGTGGTCAGAATCTTGGAGAACTTCAGGATATTGAATATTTCCAGAAAAAACTTTATAGAGCACTTAATGTTCCCGAATCAAGAATTGCAAGTGATGGTGGATTTAACTTGGGTCGTTCATCAGAAATTTTAAGAGATGAACTCAAATTTACTAAGTTCGTTGGAAGATTGAGAAAAAGATTTGCAAATATGTTTACGGATATGCTCCGTACACAATTGATCCTTAAGAATATTGTAACTCCAGAAGATTGGACAATCATGGCGGATCATATTCAATATGATTTTCTTTATGACAATCATTTTGCCGAATTAAAAGAATCTGAACTATTAACTAATCGATTGACTAATCTGGCACAGATTGAACCTTATATTGGAAAATTCTATTCAAACGAATTTGTAAGAAGGAAAGTTCTTCGCCAAACTGATTCTGAAATTATTGAAATTGATGATCAAATTAGGGATGAAATTGAAAAAGGAATCATTCCAAATCCAGCAACAATTGATCCAATTACTGGAGAACCATTACCAGCACAAGAGGTTCCTGCAACTGCAGATCAAAATCTTTTAGGTAAAGTTCCTGAAGAACCTGGTATTGATGGGGCGGAAACTCAAATTCCAGAACCCAATAATCCACAGATATAAATAGTTTCTAGCACATATATAAATCTTATGGAAGAACTCATCGACTTGATTGCAACTGATTCCTCAGCATCCGATATTACAGATACTATTAAAGATCTTCTTTATGCTAAAGCAGCAGAAAGAATTGATGGCGCAAGACCCCATGTTGCTTCGGCAATGTTTGGTGACGACTAATAAAAGAGGTTAAAAATGGCTTATAAAATTTCTCAATATGTAAATCCAATTGCTGCATCAGCATCAGTTGCTACCACCAGTAATGGAATTGCATTAAAAAGCGGTTATTTGAGAGTTTCTGCTGCCACAACTGGAGCATATATTGATATTGGTGTGACACCTGTTGCTGCAACAAATACTCTTCTTGTTCCGGCAAATACTAGTGTAGTTCTTAAAGATCGAGTTGCTAGATCTACCATTGTTGGTATTACTACGGGAACAACAACAATTTTGACTCTTGATTCATCTACCAATAATCCATTTAATGTAGGTGATTATGTAACGATTGAAAATGGATCTCCTGCAGGAATTAATAGTGTTCATAGTTTAGTAACCGCAACTACTGATAGTAGTTCATATTGGGGTGGAACTAGTGTTCCGACAATTACTATTAATTTCAACAGCAGTTCAGTAACTGGAATTGCTATTACAGCAGCAACTGCAGCAAGAAGCACAAAAATTTCTGCTCTTGGTGCTGGAAATGCAACTACAGTAAGTATTACAGAAATCCAAATCACATCTTCAGCAACCTAAAATGAAACTAATCACAGAAGAAGTTCAAAAGGTTAAGTTCATCGTAGAGGGATCGGGTTCCGCTAAAAAGATGTATATTGAAGGAGTTTTTCTTCAAGGAAACATCAAAAATCGTAATGGAAGAATGTATCATGTTGATGTTCTTCATCGTGAAGTTCAAAGATATAATGAAAATTTTGTTCAAAAAGGTCGTGCTCTTGGAGAACTTGGACATCCAGACGGACCAACTGTAAATTTGGATAGAGTTTCTCATCAAATTACTTCACTTGTTCGTGAAGGAAATAATTTTAAAGGAAAAGCAAAACTTCTTGAAACCCCTATGGGTAAAATTGCTAAAGCTTTAATTGATGAGGGAGTTACTCTTGGCGTCTCTTCTCGTGGTGTTGGATCACTTCAAATGACTAATGAAGGTCATAAGGTAGTTGGTCCTGACTTTATGTTAGCGACTGCTGCTGATATCGTTGCCGACCCTTCTGCCCCTGATGCTTTTGTTCAGGGAATTATGGAAGGTAAAGAGTGG